GCTGCGTTCGGCTCGTATGGCGAGCGGTTTAAAGCGCTGTTCGTGACGGATGCTGCGTGATGGAAGCCCAGTTCACCACCTACGTCTACCGGGGCCGCAACGAGCGCGAGCACGAACTGGAAGTGACCTACCGCGCGACGGCAGGCACGCCGGCCCGCCTGTATGGCGACTACCCGCATCCCGACGAACCCGGCGATGTCGAGATCATCCGCGTCACCTACGACGGCGAGGACTTCGACACGACGCGCGAGGAAGATGACATCATCTACGAGGAAGCCGTCCGCCGCGCTCCTGAGGATTGGGCGGAGTACCTCGCCGAGGCTGCCGAATATCGCGCCGAGATGCGCCGGGACGAAAGGCGGGCAGCATGAACGCCCCCGTCACCAAGCCCGCCTCGCTGGCAGACGCGCACGAATACCTCGGCAAGCTGATCGGCCGGCGCGTTGGTTCGCCTCTGCGCGGCTTGCAGATCGGAAACCGCGTGCTCGAAATCGACATGAGCCACCGCCTTGGCGCACCGTCTCTCGCGGATGTTTTGGCCCCGGAACACGGCATCAAGGCCGAAGCCCTGGCTACCGCCTACGATCGCTTTTGCCAGCACCAGGACCGTGCGCGGTTCGTGGCTGAAGTGCGGGCGATCCAGACGTGCAACATGATCCGCGAAATTGGAGGGTTGGCGTGATGGCGCGCTACACCACCACCGGCAACACCCGCAGCCACATCGTCCACCCCGGCTATCAGGATCGTTCGCGGTTCTCGTCGCGGTGGGAGCGCCCCGCCGGTGAACCCAGCTTGCTCGCCGGGGCCGCGCTGATCGCGGTGCCCATCATCGCCGCCACGCTGCTGATCGTGGCGCTTTCGTAATCATCCAAACATTCGGAGGCTGAGATGACCAACCTTGAACAGTCCATCTACGACATCTGCGCGGCGCACGACCTGTTAGCCATCTCGTTCCAACTGCACCCCGCGCACCAGTCGTTCACCTGCTACGCGCATGCGAAGATCGGCGACACGGACGATGGTCGCCTGTGCGCATCTGGCACTGCCGAGACGCTGAACGCCGCCGTCGCCAATGCGCTCGCCGTCATGGCGGCAAAGCGTGGTGCAGTGGCCCCTACGCTTGCCGACGAGCCTCTCGCGGCCTGACCCTCTCACCCACAGGGACGGCCCGTCAGCCTAATAAGCGGGGTCGGGAAATTCATGGCAACCGCCGCAAAAATCGAAACCACCGATATCACCGTCCTCGTCGAGGAAACCCCGCAGATTGTCTTGCTGGATTCCGACAAGTTCGACCAGTTCTATGAGCGCGTCCGGGCTGAGACTGCCGGGATCGTCGTGGACCTGTCCACCAAAAAGGGCCGCGATGAAATCCGGTCAATGGCCGCCAAGGTCACGCGCTCGAAGACGATGATCGACAAGGCCGGTCTCGCGCTGACCAAGCAGTGGCGCGATCAGACCAACCAGGTCAACGCGGCCCGCAAGGATATCGAGGCGCGCCTTGAAGCGCTGGCCGACGAGGTGCGCCGCCCGCTGACTGAATGGGAAGACGCTGAAAAGGCGCGGGTCGATGAATGCAACGCCATCATCAACGAACTGGCGCTGGCCGGAACCGTCACCCTCGACGACACGGCAGAGACCGTCCGCGCGCGCGGCAAACAGGTTTGGGAAACCGTCATTGACGCCGAGCGCTTTGGCGAACTGGCGGCGCAGGCCGAGCGCGCCAAGCAGCATTCGGTTGACCTGCTCAAGTCCGCGCTGGCCCGCCTGATCCGCGAAGAGGAAGAACGGGCCGAACTGGAACGGCTGCGGGCGGCTGAGAACGAACGTCAGGCTCGCGAACAAGCTGAACGCGAAGAGCGTGAGGCAAGGGCGCGTGCGGAAGCGGAGGCGCTGGAAGCCAAAGAACGCCGGGACGCCGCCGAGAAAGCCGAGGCCGAACGGATCGAGCGCGCCGCCCGCGAGGCAGAGGAACGCGCCAAGCGCGAGGCCGAAGAAGCTGCGCAGGCCGAGCGCGACCGCATCCAGCGTGAACATGAAGAGGCGTTGGCCGCCGAACGCCGCCGCGCCGAAGAAGCTGAACGCGCTGCACAGGCTGAGCGCGACCGCGCGGCCAAGGAAGAGGCGGACCGCAAGGCTGAGGCCGAGCGTGAAGCGGCGGCGCAGGCCAAGCGCGACGCCGACCTGAAGCACCGCTCTGCCGTCAAGACGGCTGCAAAGCAGGCGATCATGTCGTGTGGCGCGGACGAAGAAACCGCGAAGAAGATCGTTCTCGCCATCATCGCGGGCGAGGTGCCTGCTGTTAGCCTGAGGTTCTGACCATGACGGACAATCCCTTTGATGTCGGCTATGTCGCGCCGGAACACGTGGATGCGCCGGAGCGTGTGGCCGATGCCACATCGGCAGGCGCGCATATCACCTACCACAACGACCTGATCCAAGGTAGCGATGCCTGGCACGCTCTCCGCTGCGGAAAACTGACCGCCAGCGAGATGAAGCTGATCATCACGCCGACGCTCAAGGTGGCGGATAACGACAAGACGCGGGCGCATGTCTGGGAACTGCTTGCCCAGCGCCTCACGGGCTACGTCGAGCCTCAGTACGTGTCCGACGACATGCTGCGCGGGCAGGAAGATGAGTTCTATGCACGGCAGGCCTACGAGGCGAACCACGCGCCGGTCCAGCAGGTAGGGTTCATCACGAACGACCGCTGGGGCTTCACCATCGGCTACAGCCCGGACGGACTGGTCGGCGATGATGGCCTGATCGAGTGCAAAAGCCGCCGCCAGAAGTACCAGATTCAGACCATCGCCGAGGACGAGGTTCCGGCCGAATACATGATCCAGTTGCAGACCGGCATGCTGGTCGCGGATCGCCAGTGGGTCGATTTCATTTCGTACTCTGGCGGGCTGCCGATGTTCGTCAAGCGCGTCCATGCCGCCCCGGACATTCAGGCGGCGATCGTCAACGCGGCGGTCGCGTTCGAACAGCGCCTTGCCGAAAAAGAACAGGATTACCGCGCGTCTCTGGCTGCGATGGCGAAGGTCATCGAGACCGAGCGGCGCATTGAACAGGAGATGTTTGCGTGACGATTATCCGCGTTATCGACTTCGAAACGACCGGGACCGAGCCGCCTGAGGCTGAGGTTTGCGAGGTGGGCACATGCGACGTCCAGATCAACGCGCGCATAATCCACCATCCGCACTCCTGGCTGTGTGGGGTTAAGGCGATGCCGCCCGAGGTACGCGCCGTTCATCACATCGCGGTGGCCGAATGCGCGGGCTGCGATCCGTTTGACCCTGACGCCATGTTTTATGATGGCCTGAGCGCCATCGCCGCCCACAACGCCGAGTTTGAGACGAAGTTCTTCACCTCGCCCGTGCCAGTCATCTGCACATACAAGGCCGCTCTCCGCGTTTGGCCGGATGCGCCGAGCCATAGCAACGGCGCGCTGCGGTACTGGCTTGAAGACCAAGGCAAGATCGCGCCTGCCCATGCGCTGACCCAGCCAGCGCACCGCGCTGGGCCAGACGCCTACGTCACCGCGCACATCCTGCTGGCGCTCTTCAATGCGGGTGCGACCGGCAAGGAAATGGTCGTGTGGACCAAAGAGCCGCGCCTGCTGCCCAAGTGCCCGCTGGGCAAGTTTCGCGGTCAGCCATGGTCAGAAGTGGAAGCCGGCTTCCTCGGTTGGATGCTGCGTCAACCCACGATGGAAGAAGACCTGAAATGGAACGCCCAGCGCGAAATTGCGCGCCGGGCCAATGGAGGCAACTGACATGAACGACATGTCGCAAGTCATCATCCCGAAGTCCGACCAGATCAACGCAGACGACCTGATCGCCGGGCCGCGCACGTACACTGTCGAGGCCATCGCGATCAGCCCCGGCACTGAACAGCCGGTGTCCATCAAGATGATCGGGGAACAGCGCGTGTGGAAGCCCTGCAAGTCGATGAGCCGCGTCCTCGTCTCCGCATGGGGCCCGGATGCGAAGGTCTATGTCGGCCGATCCGTCACGCTCTATCGCGATCCCAAGGTCAAGTGGGGCGGCATGGAAGTGGGCGGCATCCGCGTCAGTCATGTGAGCCACATCGAGCGCGAGATGCTGCTTCAGCTTACCGCGACGAAAGGCAAGCGTGCGCCGCACATCATCAAGCCGCTGGCCGATGCGCCGGCCCACGACCGAGCCGCCGAATGGGTAGCCGATCACCTCGCCGCACTCGACGACGCCACGCACCTGGATGACGTCGAGGCCGTCGAGCAGGGCGGCGCGCGGGCGATGTCGAAGCTCGCCAAGGACCGCCCGGAACTGCACGAGCGCGTCGTCAACGCATATGCCGCCCGTCGCGCGGCTCTCGCTCAGGAAGGCCCCGCCGACAGCCAGCGCGTCGAGGGGTTTGTGGAGGATGAGGCATGATCGACACCACCCCCATTTCCGCCACCGACATGCCTCCCGGTGACTACGCCATCGTCGAGGCACTCGGCCACCGCACGCTGATCGGCCGCGTCACCGAAATCGAACGCTTCGGGACCAAGATGCTTCAGGTCGAGCCGCTGTTCTGCGACGTGATGCTGGGGCCTGTCCTGTTGGGCGGCGCGAGCATCTACCAGTTCACGCCGGTTGGCGCCGACACGGCGTTCCAGCGCCGCCCGACGCGAAACTACGAGTTGCCGGCCAGCGTGTTCGCGACGGTTCCGGCGGTCGCGCTGCCGAATGCGGAAGAGGGGCGGTCGTTCTTTGATCCTGTCGATGCGGCGGAAGACGTCGAGTTCGCGCCGCATGAAGACGGCTGCACATGCCTCGATTGCGTGGGGTTCTGACCATGACCGACCCTTTCCGCCTTACCACTGGCG